CCGAGGAGTGAGGAGCTCTTAACCAAGGAGCCCCTCGGCCGCCGTTTTCCAATCGGCGGCCCACTCACGGTTTACACCGTAAGCGGAAGGGACATAATCCCAACGCGGAGTACATCTCCTTCTAATAAAGGCAGTTCGTCTTTGACTTCTAAGGACGACTTTGCCTTCCCTAATGCTACCTGCAACGAACGCAAAGAGAAGACCGTCTGGGTTTTCAAACCAGCCGTTCAACCTCGGCGCTAAAGGTACGTCGCAAGGACTCGAGCGCACATCTGCAACGTGCTTCTCGGCCCAGACCAGCGAAACTGAACGTTCTCGTAGGGCGCTAAGCCTGTATGTAATTAGGCCTTCGCGATTCCTACGTCGTCCAGTATACATGGAAAGCGGCACCTTGATTCCCGCGTCATCACTCTCTTCGTAAGGCACAGGTAGGAACCTGCACTTCTTCTTTAGAAAGGAGACTAAGGACGTCAGATAAACCCCATGTCGCGCGGTCCAACGGACCAGTCGATTGATTGCAGAGTAACAGTCGTTTGAGTCTCTTAGGCTCTTAATATAGACGCCTCGGACTTCACGGCCGAAATAAAAATCATGGCCGCACGACTCACGGAATCCTCCTTCATTGAAGGACTTATCTGCATTTACGACAAACCCGAAGACTTCAAGCATGCGCACCACGAGCTTGTAAGCTCGTTTGTACACAATAATGTCATCTCCGAACACGGCAAAGTTCTTGCCGCATTGGGCTTTCGCCCAGTTACTGTCTCGCGAGAATATGACCGGTAGGCCATACGCCCGGTAACAGCTGCAGACTATCGCAGCAAACAGCATCGTCTGTAGAGGAAAAGTAAAAGCATTCCCCATGGACGATATCATATGCAACTCCACATTCCCAACCGACGGAATCTCGGTCACAGGTGAGCGATACCGCATCAGGATGTCAAACACCCGACGCGGCAGAACTTCCCTGCAAAGGTTTATAGAGATCGAGTCACTAGCAGATGAAAGGTCGATAGTACCAAACGTTCCATTGAGTGATCCGAGCAAAGCCAGTTCGGCGTTACGATCGGGCTGCTTTGACAGGTCGATATTAAATACCTGTTTAAGCCTTTGCTCAATCGCGTTGCCTATGCCCTTTTGAAAGAGCATATTTAGTACAGGCTCAGTGCATATGGTGCGCGATATTTCCGTCGTTTTAGGTACAAAACTAAGACGACTTCCCAGTACTATACTCTTACCCATACGTTTATCTCGGGATATTTCCATACCGAGCCACGTAGGGTGGTGCTGTATAGCATCCACGTAAAGGATGTGGAGGGAACGATCTGTGGCTGCTAGATTGCTGGTCGCCAACTTAGAATACAAGTCGGTTTCCTTACAACCTATGTTTGCCCCGCTTCCTAACCCAAAACCAGCATAGATATTC